CTTTAACTGTGGAAAATCGTCAGTTAAAGTTCGTAACGCTGAAATGTTACCAAATACCTTTTCTTTGTCGCTTAATATTGACATTATTCGTCATCTTCTGTTTTTGCTTTACCTTTTTCTTCAATCATTTTTCTTATCATACTGAAGTCATCTAAATTAACTTCAGCGCCAGATGTGTTAGCTAATGTAGCGGCAACATCACCAGCATGTTTGATTGAATCATTTTGTAGTTTAGCTATTTCCAATTTAACCTTTATATTAGCGGTTTTTTCTTTAATAGCGTCAGTCTTTGCTTTTGATATTTTTGTAAAATCATCGACATCAACTGGTTCAGCTGCTGTTGATAATTCGGTTATCGTTGATTGCGCATCTTTAATGTTAGCGCAAGCTTCATTATAAACCTCTTGTAGTACACCTTCCAAGCTGGTTACATTATTAATCTTAACATGTTGTTTCTTTTTCCTCGGCATAATATAATAAATTAAAAGTCTGTTATACCTATAAATATCACGTAATCAATAATTTTGATTAATAGTCACCATTATCTATACCGTCCAATTTTACTAATTTATATAAAGTCTTATATCGTTTCATTGAGTGTCTTATATCTTTTGTTGATAATCCTGAGATATTTCGCATTATTTCCAGAATGGCAATTTTATTATATTTATTACCTTCACTCAATGTTCTTAATATTTCTTCACGTTCAGTTAATATGATAATTAAAGTTTCACCGACTTTTTCTTCAATATCAGTTAATTTCCTTTTTTCGCCATTTTTGGCCAAATCCATCTCATCTCTGATACCATCTATTAACCCGTTGATGAATTTATCCAAATTAATATCAGGTGGGTCCATCTCGTATTGATAGTCATCTGTTCTTTCTAAATTAGTTTTAACATTATCCCATGAATCAAATTTAAGTTTATTTTTATCATCATCGATAAGTCTACCAATCAGATAACGTTTGATTATTGTCCCATAATAAGAATAAGCTTTTGTATTCTTTGTACCATCAAATTTATCTGCTTTCAATATTAAATTACCCAACGCATCCGCATGTAATTCTTCAAATGATATGCCTTCTCTGTAGAGCTTGTATCTTTTTATGATGTATTCCACCATCTTATTCAGAGGCTCTCTTAGGTGTTTGTTATAGATTATGTTGCGTTCGATTTGACAATCTGAGGCAACATAATCAATAACTGCTTGTTCTTGTTCTGGGCCGAAATAATTTGTTGTTGATTTTTTTCGTCCCTTTGCCATACTATTGGTTTATGCTTCGTATGTTATTTTTCTATCTTCTGACCAATAATACTCTTTTTTAGCTTGGTCTAACCACCATTTTGATTCGGCAGGGTCAAGTTCTGTAGTATATGAATGGAAAAGTGAACCTTCCCTCATATTCATATGTTTATAACCAAATTTTGGAATTGTCATTACTTTTGCATCATTATATGTCATTCTCAATAAGAATTCATAAATGAACGTTAGTTTGATTGATGGTTTAAATCCACCAAAATTATCAAACAATTCCTTTTTAATTACCATACCATCAACATTGAAGTTCTGGTAAGCTAATAATGCATCTGTATTTAAAATACCCATCTCATCGGAAAATCTATAAGCCCATACAGCTTCGTTGGTTGTACCGACAAATTGACCATTAGCATCAACGTCAGCTATAATCGGTAAGAATATATCCATTTCAGGATAAGCGTTCTTATATTCAACGACATTTTTAAACCAGATTTTCGCATATTCATCATCGTACTCCAAGATTGAAAGATAAGTGGTTTCAACTTTAGTTACACCAAAATTAACTTGGCTACAAAAGTCAGTTTCACCATCATTTTCCAACACTTCAAAGATGTCTTTATTCTCACCGAAATTATAGGTTGACATGTACTTATAGGTATCACTTCCCTTTGGGGTAACAACCAACACTTTATCGGGTGTTACAATTTGTTCATTGATACTTTGTACAGCAATATCAAATAATGGTTTTGTACTATCGGTTAGTTCGTGTACAGGTAGTATTACTGTTACGTCAGTTTTATTGCTCATTTGTTTCAGTTTTAGTTTCTTGTAATTGATTTGTTTTTTCCATTAAGGCTTCTATTTCACTTATTCTATTTCTCATTAGATTACCATATACAACCTCAATCTTATCTCGTTGAACGTCTGATGTATATGTACCTCTGGTTTTTTCAATATTCTCTAGAATTTCAGCTGGTTCACTGTCTTCAAGATATAGTTTTAAATATCTACCGATTAATTCTGGGATATTCTGTGTTGTATTTGTCCAAATACCGTTATCTCTAAGAATCGGATTACCATCCTCATCTTTAGTTTCCATCCACTCTGGTAGAATGTTAGGCATTTTACCGATTACTGGTGTATTACATTCCATAGCTTCAATTGGGAATGTACCGAAACCAGATAAATCATCAACCCATACAGATAAGAATGATTCACTTAATTCTTGTGCAAATTGTTTTCTTGGTAGACCTCTTAATTCTTTAAAGGTTACCCATTTATAAAGTGGATATTGTAGATAGAATGATTTGGTGATTTTAATTACATCACTTTGATTTCTCGCAACTAAAGTAACGATAGGTTTTTTAGGTTTATCGCTTGGTTTGAAGTACTCTGGAATACTAACTGGTATAACATGTGCGTTGATATCTGGAAAATGATTTTTAATGTGTTCAGCAACCCTATCACTAGTAGTGATAACATCGTTGAAACCATAATCGATTGTCCATCTTCTACCAATCGGTAGAACCTCAAACATATATTCTGGGCTTTGAGCAAACACGATTTTTTTACAGGACATGTTTTTTACCTGCTCCATTACACTGGCAAAGATTTCAGGAATGAACATGAAATCACTTGGCTTTACCTGTAATTCCTGTCCTTCGATTGAAACGTGACTCAGTTCAGCATATTCTTCACCAAGCCAATCAGCAATACCCATACCTTCTTCATTACCTCTTAATTTATAATCATTTTTTTCATGTAAAATGTGAGCTTTATAACCCAATTCAGTTAATACTTTTACATGTTCGTAGATATTGGCAACACCAGCTGTTGGGTTACCTTTAGTATCCAATGTGAAAAAGTAAAAGTTGGATTCTTTGTTTTTAAGTTCATTTAGAACTGTTTCTAATTTACTAGTACTGTCCATTTTTTTATTCGTAAGTTTTTATTATATTATAATTCTCCAATGTATTAAATGCAATGATAAAGTCAAGTGGAGCTTCTTTCAGTATCTTATCAATACCAAGACCGTTATCACCATCTTCTGGTGCATACCGCATTACTGATTCAACCAGAGCTGACGTCAATTCGTATTTTACAGTGTTTATTTCTAATGATGCTGGTGTTTTTTTTATTGTTTCTTTAACGGTAACACCACCATTGGCCTCTGTTGTAGTTTCTGTTAACTTTTCTTCTATGTCACCACTATTTTTTTCAGTAACAAAATCGCAGTAAGCTTCAATATCCAAGTAATAATCCATTCAGTTAATTAATTTTTGTTTATAATCATATATCTAAGGTCTTCATCTTCGATAAAATCATTCAAAGATTCAATAGCAAAATCACAATCAGGTTCAGTATTATATGAGCATATCACCTTTACTGATGTTTTACCCTCTGGTTTTGCGTCTAAAGCTATAGGATTTGCGGTTATTAAAACATCAGCATGTTCCCACATTTCCTCATAACTCTTAAAGAATTTGATATTAGGGATTTCACATTCCAATTTTGACAAAAAGAAAAGTGTTGCTGGAATTGCTCTTCCGACCTCTCTGGTCATGATAACAAATTCAACATCTTCTTCTTCGTCAATCATGTCCATGTATAACATGTTCAATTTACCAACAATGTTATCATGTAATTGGTCTGGATGACCAAAGATTTCTAAAGAAGCTTCTTTATAGAAGAGATTATACATTTCCTCCTTTGATTCGAATTTATAGTGTTTTACCAAATCAAAATCAGTAACGTCATCTTCTGTAACAACATATTCGTCTTCTTCACGTATTTTTGCCATAACATAACTTAGATGGCCTAGGAAATCGCGCAAAACCTCATCGATAGTAATACCTATAACTTTCATTATAATTAGTTTAGGTATTTAATATATGTCAATTAAAATTTAAGTCAAGTTACCACTCGAATTTTTCCGATAAAAATGTTTTTACCCTTTCTAATAATGTAGGTTTTTTTGACACTATTTCTTCAAGATTTTTAATTACCTGAACATCTTTGCTTTCAGTTAGCAATTGTTTTTTAGGTTCAGCTTTTGGTTTTTCACCCCTTAATTCCTTACTAAGTTTTTCTATGTCTTCAGTTGGGTAGTTTTTGAGTATTTTACTAATTAATGGGTTTCTAACAACATCACCATTTTTAAATTCAAAAAAACCGATTTCAGGTACGTTTTGGTGTCTGGTTACCACATCGAATAAACCACTATCTCTTACGTTTTTATATCTATCTGATTGGTCAAGGTCACCTGATAGTATTAATTTACTATTGGTTCCGATTCTGGTCAATATAGCTTTGCATTGACTTGGTGACAGGTTTTGTGCTTCTTCAATTATAATAATTGCGTTATCGATACTCTTACCACGAATGAATCCAAGTGGTTGTATAATCAAACACTCTTTTTCTTCTAATTTTATTCTATTGTATTTACCAACTATTTTATCAAAGATATCCAAAGCTGAAGAAATATGAGGCTCTAATTTTTCACGTTCGGTACCTGGCATAAAACCAAGTTTTTCATCAGCTTCAACCGCTGGTTTTGAAACGATTATTCTACTATAGTTGTTTGATACGTTTTGAAGAAGTTCAATAGCTCTAGCAATTGCGATAAAGCTTTTACCAGTACCTGCTGGACCATAAGCCACTGTAATTTCGTGGTCTGTTATTATTCTAGCATATTCTTTTTGAGCTTCATTTTTGCACTTTAATCTATATCGTTCTGGTAGGACCTTATTAGCTATTGGTCCAAAATTAACGTCTCCTTGTTGAGTTGTTGAAGACTTGGTATTTCGTTTCGCCATGTATTAAAACAATTTACTTATAAATATCCCTAGATTAGATGAAATCAATATAATTCACACAATCAGGTGCATTTTCTTTTCGTTCAATCATCTCATATTTGGCATCCAATTCTTTTTCTCTAAACTGTTCAATAACACTTTTAGCCCATACGGTTGGTTTTGACTTGAATTTTATAACATAGCTTCCATCAAATTCAACAATCTTATCATATGATAAAATATCAAACTCAAAGTATCTATTATCAGCAATGCCAGTATCTTTATACGTTATGAATGATATTGAATCGATTTCGATTAATGTTGATGTTCTTGGATTTTCTATTGTCTTCTTAACATCATGTATGAACATCTTATGAAGTCTATCATATTCATCTGGATATTTGTTAACATAGAATTCCAATAGTTTGGTATCCCCGTCAATATCTCTAATGTTGACTTTCTTAAGATATCTTTCCAGTTTGAATCTGGG